GGGGCGACGATAGGGATGATGCGTACAGGATGGTGCGTGCCATAGGCGAGTTCAGAAACGAGCTAACTGCGCTGGCCGCAGAGCCGACTGTGACTGCTTTCAACCGCCGCTTGAAACGCGGCCCATAAGGGAGTATTTAAGATGGTATCAGCCGAACAATCCCAAGGCGGGGAACTCGGTGTTGCAGAAGCAGCAGCGAAAATGGATGCCCTACTGGGAGCCAGAGATGGCCAACCCGAAGCACCCAAGAGAGCTACTGCCCCTGCCGAGGCTCCAGAGGCCGAGGCGTCGGGGTACGAAGGCGAAGAGACTGAATCGGATGGGGCCGACCCAGCGTATGACGCTGCCCCGGAAGGTGAAGAGCCGGAGTACTCCGAGGATACCGAAGGCGCGGATACAGAACCGCTTCCGCTTGACGCACTCGTCACCGTTAAGATTAACGGCAAGACTGAGAACATCACGCTGAAGGAGGCTCTCGAAGGCTACCAACGGAACTCCGATTACACGAGGAAGACGCAGGCGCTAAAGCAGGAGGTGCAGACCTTCGCGCAGGAGCGCCAGCAAGTGGAAGTGGAGAGGCAGCAGTACGGTCAGCTCATTAATGCGCTGCACCAACAGCTACAGCAATTCGCGCCGCAGGAACCCAACTGGGAGCAACTGCATCGCGATGACCCGCTCAACTTCCCAATCGTCGAGAAGCAGTGGCGAGACTATAAGGAGCGCGTGGCTGCGACAGGAGCCGAGCGCGAACGTATGGCTCACATGGCCTCTCAGCAGGAGCAGGCGCAGCTTCAGCACATGGTCGAGCGTGGTAGGGAATACCTGTTCAACAAGGTGCCGGAGTGGAAAGACGCGCAGAAGTGGAACGAGGCAAGGAGCAGGCTTCGCGACTATGGCCAAAAAGTTGGCTATACGGACGAGGAACTCGGAGCCGCATACGATCCACGGGCGATCTTGGTGCTCGATAAAGCGAGACGCTACGACGCAATAATGGCCAATCGTCCCAAGCCAGACCAGTCTGCCGGGCCGAAGCCAATGCGTTCAGGCACTATCGCCAACACTCCACGTGCAGCGACGGAAGTCTCTCGTGCAAAGGATCGTCTCAGTAGAACCGGTAGCGTCGATGACGCTGCTAAACTTTTTGGACTTCTCGACAGGAGAAAATGATCATGGCTTCAGTTACCAACGCAAAGACGTACAACGCCGTCAATTCGATGCGCGAAGACCTCTCGAACATCATCTACGACATCAGCCCAACCTCAACCCCGTTCACGTCCAATATCGGTCGTGACGCGGCAGATTCGACATATTTTGAGTGGCAAACAGACGTACTCGCAGCCGCAGACGGCTCGAACGCAGCACTCGAAGGCGCAGCCGCCGGTGACGCTGACTTCGTTGCCACCAACCGCGTCGCGAACTACACGCAGATTTCTACGAAGATCGTTGCCGTCTCCGGCACAGCTCAGTCGGTCAACATGGCCGGTATGCGCACTCTCTTGGCTTATGAGCAGGCCAAGAAGGCAAAAGAGCTGAAGCGCGACGTCGAGAAGATCATCTGCTCGAACCAAGCAGGCAACGCAGGCAGCACGTCCGTTGCCCGTAAGACTGCCGGTCTTCCTGCGTGGCTGATCACAAACAGCATCGCGAACTCAGCCGTCGTCCCTACGATGTCGTCTGCTCCAAACGGCTATCCAAATGCCGCGTGGACATCTCTCTCAACCGCGACTGACGTCGCCTTCACCGAGACGATGTTGAAGACAGCGATCCAGAGCGTCTGGACGCAGGGCGGTGAGCCAACAATCCTGATGACCGGTCCGTATAACAAGACCGTCGCATCCGGCTTCGCTGGCCTCGCAGCGCAGCGTATGTACAACGACTCAGCAGCTCCGCTGAAGATTGTTGCGACCGCTGACATCTACCTCTCGGACTTCGGTCAGGTGTCGATTGTACCTAACCGCTTCTTCGACGAGCGCTTCGCTATCGTCATGGACCCAGAGTACGCATCTATCTCGTACCTTCGCCCATACGAGACAATCGACATCGCCTCCACTGGCGATGCGACGAAGAAGGAACTCGTCGTGGAGTACGGCCTGCGCATCAAGAATGAGCTGTCCGCTGCCGCGATTGCGAACCTCACGCCGTCGGCTTAATCTGGTCGGGGCCGGGTAACTCCGGCCCCTATCACTTGAGGGGAGAGAATAATGGCTGAAGAATTTGCGCCGGGCGTATTCACACTTGGCTACGACAACTTCACCGGCGAATTGGCAAAGATGCACGTCGACACCGACGGCAAGATGCACTTCACGAACGAGACGCAGATCGACGCGATTGCTGAAGAGAATATCGCAATCCGCAACGACGTATCTCGCACTGCGAAATCAGGCGACATGGTGCGAGTTGCTCGCATCCCGATGGCCGTACACTTTGACTTGATGCAGCGCGGTATCCTGCGCGATAATGTGGCCATGCGACGCTGGCTAAAGTCTGAAGAAGCCGCACCATACAAGACGCACTGGATGAACGGATGACCACAATCACCGACTACGCATCTCTCCAGTCGCAGATCGCGGCTTGGCTCAACCGGGACGATCTCACGGCTCAGATACCCGTGTTCATCCAATTCGTTGAGGCAGACATTAATACGCGCCTGCGCACCCGTGAGATGATTGTCCGTGCGACCGCCACCAGCTCGGCTGAGTACGTGCAGCTACCGGCTGACTGGCTTGAGGCCATCAACCTCCACATCGTCGACGGCCAGCAGCCGCTGCGCTTTGTGACGCTCGATGAGGCAGACCGCATCAACAAGTTGCAGAACTACACCGCGTCGTCGTTCTACTCGCTGATGAACGGCGCAATTGAACTCGTACCGGAACCGGGCGACGACCTAGAGATCGAGATGATCTACTACGGCAAGGTGCCTGAGTTGACGACATCTGCGACAACGAATTGGCTGCTCACGAAAGCGCCAGACCTGTACCTGTACGGCTCTCTCGTACACGCCTCGCCGTTTCTGATGGACGATCAGCGCATCCCGACATTCGCGTCTATGTACTCGACGCGCTTCGAGGCTCTCAACGATGAGAGCAAGACGTCAACGCACTCTGGTGGGCCTCTCGTTGCCCGTACACGCATCACTTACGGATAAGGAGCTACTATGGCCGGATTTACAGACTTCGCAGAAGACCTCGTACTAGATTTTATGTTCACGTCAGGAACGGCTACCCGTCCCACTGCGTGGTATGTGGCTCTCTTTACTGTGGCACCCGGCGAGACGGGTGGTGGTACGGAGTGCTCAGGCACGGCATACGTGAGACAGAGTGCTGCGTTCACCGTGTCAGGCACAGCCCCAACGCAGGCGGCAAACAGTGCCGCAGTCGAGTTCCCGACCGCTGGCAATACGTGGGGTACGATTGTCGCGGCAGGCGTGTTCGACGCTCTCTCTGCCGGTAACCTCCTCGCATTTGCCAACCTTACTGTTTCAAAGACAATCGACACGGGCGACGTTCTGCGCTTTAACACTGGCACCCTAATCATCACGCTGGACTAATATGGCGAACGGTCGTGACTATGGCTCATTCGACTACGGCATAGGCGTATACGGTCAGGCTCTGATCGTAGACGCCGCAGCCACGATAGTCGCGACGAGCAACTCGACAGCCGCGCCCATACAGAGATCACTGGCAGCGGCCACGGCTGCGGTGCAGAGTAATACTACGGCGACTGTCGTGCGTATTGAAGCTGCCGCGATGACTGCTGCGGCTGCGAGCAGTGCGTCGGCGGCGGCTGTAACGATCAAGTCAGCCGCAGAGACTATCGCGGCAACGTCAAGCGCTACAGCGGCGGCCCAGCGCGTTCGCACTGCGTCGATCACGGCAGCGACTCAGAGTAGTGCTGCCGCGACTTCGATCCGCGTGCAGCCAGCCTCTGCTACGGGCGCGGCACAGAGCGCGGGTACGGCTGATCCGTATGTCGTGCAGCTAGGTGCGGCAACTGGTGCGGCGACGTCTGGCGCTACGTTTACGGCAGTTCGGGTCCAGTTCGTCGATCTCACAGCCGCAGCAACCAGCTCCGCAAGTGCGGGTGGCACTGCGACGTATTCTGGTGTATTGAATATCGAAGCACAGAGCGGCGCAGAAGCCGCCCCAGTGCGGATACAATTCGTCACTTCGTCGTCGATTGTCGTGTCGGACATGACGGCCAACGGTCGCTACTTGTGGGAGCCAGACGCGGTACCCGCAGAGACGTGGTCAGCGGAGACGGTGTCGGACGAGATGTGGACGCCGGTGGGCAACTCTGGTGGTTCGTGGGCGGTGCTGGACGTGGCGAGCGATACTTGGACACCGGCGAGCGTATCGCCACAGACATGGCAGTAGGAGATAACGATGGCCGATAGCTATACCGCAAACCTCAACCTGACGAAGCCGGAGGTCGGTGCGTCACGGGATACGTGGGGTACGAAGACAAACGCAGACTGGGACGCCGTCGACGCGTTGTTCGCTGCGGCAGGGACCGGCACCTCGGTCGGGGTAAATGTCGGCGCAGGCAAGACGCTGGCTGTCGCGGGAACGCTGTCTCTCACGGGGTCACTGAACGGTGGCGGGACCATCAATAACGTCGCGATTGGCGGGACGACGGCAGCGGCTGGCGCGTTTACGACGCTATCAGCGACAGGCGTAACGACTGTCCAAGCAGGCACTGCGGCATTGCCAGCGATTACTACTACAGGCGACACCAACACGGGCATCTTCTTTCCTGCCGCTGATACGATTGCCTTTGGCGAGGGCGGTGCGGAGGCTATGCGGATTAATAGTAGCGGACAAATAGCGACAACAGCAGGCACTGCGGCTCTCCCAGCGATTACCACAACTGGCGACACTAACACGGGTATCTTCTTCCCTGCGGCTGATACCATTGCATTTGCTGAGGGCGGGGCGGAGGCACTTCGCATAGCATCAGCAGGGCAAATAGGCATCGGCGGTGCAAACTACGGCACATCTGGTCAGGTATTAACATCAGGCGGTGCGTCAGCGGCTCCATCTTGGGCTGCGGTATCAGCATCTGGTCAACTTCTCCGCGCTCCACAAATCCTGACATCTGGCACGTCCTACACAACACCAGCAGGATGCACGGCTATTTATGTTGAGGCTATTGGTGCTGGCGGCGGTGGCGGTGGAGCAGTAAATGGTCAGCAGGTTGGTGCTGGTGGCGGTGGTGGCGGTGGCTATGCTGCTAAATACTTTACCGTAACTGCTTCAACTTCATACACTTACGCTATTGGGGCTGGGGGGACGGCAGGGGCCGCAACGGGTACAAACGGTAGTGCTGGTGGAAGTACTACATTTACGGTTAGTGGAACAACCATAACAGGTTCAGCTGGAAGTGGCGGCACAGGCGCAAATAATTCTAGTCAATCAGCTTTTAAAGCTGGAGGGAATGGTGGAACAGGTAGTAATGGTGACCTTAATTTATCTGGTTCTGTAGGCATAGAAGGAATGTGTTCAATACAGAATACAGCATCTACAACATGGTCAAAAGGGGGGGGTGGAGGAGCATCTGGCTTTGGCAACGGCGGTGGCCGGACTTTGGCATATATTGACTCAGTTGGATCAACTGGAACTTCAGGTGGCGGTGGTGGCGGTGGTAATGCAATTGGAAATGCTGCTCGGGCTGGTGGTGCTGGTGGTGCAGGATGGATTAGAATTTGGGAGTATTCATAATGAGATGTGCAGTAGTTCAAAACTCTAACAACACTGTCGTAAACCTGATCATGGCTGACCCGTCTGTCGATCCAGCCCCTGAAGGTACGATCCTTGTTGGTCTACCCGATGACTCACCTGTTAATATAGGTTGGATATACGACCCAGCAACAGGCCAGTTCACAGACCCTAATCCTCCGCAAGAGGAAGAGGAAGTCGTAATCCCAGACGCCGAGGTCTGACATGGACACGCAAACCCTCATCAACATCGCCGCAGGGATCATCATCGCCGGTATGGGGTGGCTCGCTCGCGAATTGTGGGGAGCGGTGAAGGAATTGCGTAAGGACTTGCACATCATCGAGGTCGCTCTCCCGTCAAACTACATCCGCAAGGATGAGTTTCAGGAGGGTGTTAAGGAGCTGAAGGACATCTGCCGCCAGATATTCGACCGGCTAGAGAATAAGGCGGATAAGTGATTGGACCCCTTTACGCTTATCGCCTCGGCGACAGCCATCTACAATGGGATTAAAGGGGCCGTCGATAGTGGACACGAAATGCTGGACGTCGCCGACCGCGTCGGAACGCTCTTCGGTCGCATCGCCCAGATCACGCAACTCACCAGCGGCAAGCGCAAGAAAAAGCTCTTCCAGAGCCAAGCTGAGTTCGAGGCCGAGGCGATCAAGCTGTACACGCTGAAGCAGAAGGCGCAGCAAATCCAGCTCGAGACGCGGAACCTGTTCGTTGGAGCCTACGGGATCGCTGCGTGGACGAGTATCCAGAAAGAGGTGACTGAGATGCGGAAGCAGGCGGCACGCGAGGCCGCTGCCGCGCAGCTCGAAGCTGAAGAGAACCGCAAAGACTTGATCATGGGCGCGTGGCTCATCGGTGCCGTCATATTATTCGCCGTCGCAGTCGGGATTGCGATGGTGGTGTTCACACACAAATGAAGTACCTTGTCATAGCCATGATGATAGTCTTAACCGGGTGCGAGGACCGCTACCGATACCCGTGCCAAGACCCCAAGAACTGGGACGCACCAGAGTGTAACCCGCCCATCTGCACAGCATCTGGAACTTGCTCAGCAGACACCCTGAAACAAAACCCCTGCGGAGCCGTAGCGAGATGAGGATCAAGGAAGACGAACTCCACGCCCTTCTCCAGTTTATCATCGGGATAAGTCTGTGCCTGACGCTGACGGGTACTGTGTTCGCCGTGCTGTACAGCCTGATCTTCGTCGTGCAGCCGATTGACGGGCAGGCTCCAAACGATCAGGAGTTCTTCAAGCTGATCGCACCTATCGCAACATTCTTAACAGGCACTTTGTCGGGCATCATGCTTGGCAGCAAATCTACCGGAGACAAAAATGGACCTACTTAAACAATTCGGGCCGCTACTATCCTCGGTAGCCCCTAGTATCGCTACGGCTCTAGGAGGCCCACTAGCTGGCCTTGCTGTCAAATCCCTATCTAAGGCACTGCTGGGTGCTGAAGACTTCTCAGAGGAAGCCGTGATGGATGCTATGGCTACTGCCTCTCCAGAGCAGTTGGCTGCCGTGAAGAAGATTGATGCTGACTTCAAAGTGCAGATGAAGTCTCTCGATATTGATCTGGAGCGCATTGCTGTCGATGATCGCAAGTCGGCTCGCACGATGCAGACGGAAACGAAGGACATCCTGCCACGACTGCTGGCGATCAGCGTGACGCTGGGCTATTTCGGCATCATTGCCTACGTCTTGGTCAGCGGACTGCCAATGAACGGCTCGGAAGTGTTGCTCATGCTACTCGGTACTCTATCAGCCGGGTGGACAGGCGTCATGGCGTTTTACTTTGGCTCATCATCTGGCTCCCAGAAAAAGGATGCCATGATCCACAACTCAATACCGAGGGACGAGAAATGATTGCGAATTGGGAGAAGGCGTTCGCCGCAGTGCTAAAGCATGAGGGGGGATGGTCCATGCACCCCAAAGACCCCGGAGGGATGACGAACCTCGGCGTCACGAAGAAGGCATGGGAAGCCTACATCGAGAAGCCGGTCGGCGAGGCCGAGATGCGTGCTCTGACACCGGAGATCGTAAAGCCGTTCTACAAGCGGCAGTACTGGGACAAGATCAAGGGCGACGATCTGCCTGACGGCGTCGACTACGCCGTATACGATCTCGCGGTTAACTCAGGCGTCGGACGTGCGTCCAAGATGTTGCAGGAGGCCGTCGGCGCGACCGCTGACGGCATGATCGGCAAGGGTACGCTCGCAGCCGTGGCCCAGCACCCGCCAGACCACGTCGTCAAGCTAATCTCAAACGCACGCCTCGACTTCCTCCAGCGCCTATCGACGTTCGATACGTTCGGCAAGGGTTGGACCAGACGCGTAAATGAGGTACAAGTAGCGGCATCAGAACTCGCTCGATCAGGGGTTGCATAATGCCGCTTGTCCCGATACCCGTCCCGCCCGGAGTAATCAAGCCAGCGACACCGTTGCAGGCCAAGGGACGCTATTGGGATTCCAACCTCGTCAGGTGGCAGAGCAACAAGTTGCTGCCGGTCGGCGGTTGGCAGAGGCTCAACTCGACGCCACTCGATAGCGCCGTCCGCACAATCTTCCCGTGGACGCTGAATAATGGCGTAAAGTTGGCGGCACTGGGCTGCGATGGTGACCTGTACGTTCAGGAGGGAGCGACATACACCAACATCACGCCAGCGAACTACGTCAGCGCTGAGACGGGCCTGTATGGCGGCTATGGTGCCGGTGACTTCGGCGAGTTGCTCTACGGGCTAGACTATGCGTCATACGCCATTACAAGCGCCGTGAGATCGACAAACGTCGTAACGATCACGACAGCCGAGGCGCACTCGTATCCCGTAGGCATGAGCGTGTTGATTGCTGGCGTAACCACGTCGACATTTGATGGCACGTTCACCATCGCGTCTGTCCCGACCACGACGACATTTACGTATGCACAGACGGCAGCGGACGCATCGTCATCTGGCGGCACGTCGTCGTTACCGGTCGCAGATCGCAGGCCGCTAAACACGTTCTACGGAACGAATTTTACGTGGACGATGGATAACTGGGGTGAAGACTTACTCAGCGTCGCGTCGTCTGACGGTCGCCTGCTGCACTGGGAGTACGGCAATGGTGCCGCTCAAGTCGTTGGCTTCAGCACCATCACGACAGCCGTGTCTGCGACGAACGTTACAACGATTACGACAGCCCAAGAGCACGACTTCCGCGTCGGCGATACAATCGTAATCGCAGGAGTTGCTGATACGCGATTTAACGGGACGTTTACTATCACGACCGTACCGACGGCATCGACATTCACATACTCAAACCCAATGCCAAATGCGTCATCTTCTGGCGGAACGGCAACTCACCCGATGGTCCCGATAAACAACCGCGGCGTGTTTGTTACGCCGGAGCGCTACGCCTCACTCTTCGGCTGCGGTGGTGAACCACGTCGCGTCGGTTGGTCAAACCAAGAGGATTACACGGAGTGGAACTTCGCGTCTGCTACTACGACAGCCGGGTTCTACGACCTCGACACGCAGTCCGAAATAATCATGGCCGTCCCAGTGCGCGAGGGTACGCTCATCTTTACGGAGACCGAGGCGTGGCTGATGAAGTATGTCGGCCTGCCGTATATCTACGGCTTTGAGCGGATCGGCTTCGGCTGCGGGTTGATCGCGCCTAGGTCGTTCGCGACCTTCGCCGGTCGGTGCATCTGGCTATCGAAAAACGGCTTCTGGATTTACGACGGCGGCTACGTCAAGCCTCTCCCGTCTGACGTCGGCGAGTATGTGTTGCAGAATATCGACCCAGCTACGGGGCTTCTCTACACGAACGGATCGGACAATGGCACGTTCAACGAGGTGTGGTTCTGGTATCCGTCTGTCGGCTCCGCTGTGCCTGACCAATACGTCTGCTACAACTATATGGAGGGCTGGTGGGCGCTTGGCGAGATGACGCGGACGGCTGCGGCACCGTCTGGCGTGTTCTCTCACCCAATGGCGTCGGACGAGAGCAAATACCTGTACTACCATGAGGACGGTTGGACCGCTGCCGGTGTACCTCTGATCGGCTATCGCTACGCCGAGACGGGTTCGCTGAACTTGGCGAATGGCGAGACGCTGATGACGGTGAAGCAGGCGATAACGGATTCCGGCTACGGCTACGCATCGACCGAGCTGACGTTTTACGCCTCCACGACGCCTGAAGCCGCAGAGACTACGGCTGGCCCGTACACGCCACGATCGAGCGGCTACACGGACATCCGCGTCACTGGAAGAGAGATACGATATCGGGTAGAAGCTACCGAGGACGCACCGTGGTCTGTCGGCGACATCCGCCTAGACCTGACGCCAAGAGGCAGACGATGAAGTTTAACATTCCCACGCCACCGGACAATTACAACGCCTCCAATATGGCTTCAGCGTTCGAGAGCATCAAGCAGGCCATGGGCGAGGCCATCTCGCCTACGCAGGCAGTTGGTGGTATCATGCTGCAGTCACCGGATGGCTCGGTTTACCGGATCACAGTGAGCAACGCCGGGGTGCTGACGTCAACGGCGGTGCCGCTTGGAATTAGGTGAAGACAAGATACTCGCGCTTATGGAGCGCGGCCTAGCTAGAAGCGGATCGACGCACGATCTGGATGACGTGATCCAGTGTCTGCGTGAGGGGACGATGCAGGCGATCTGGAACGACGGTGCCGTCATCGTCACCCAGATTGGTCAATACCCACGGGGGCGCGTCATCGACGTGTTCATGTGTGCCGGTAACCTCGACAGCGTCATGGCTCTGCGGCCTGAGCTGCTCGATCTGGCAAAGAGACACGGATGCGACTACGGTCGGGCGTACGTGAGACACGGATTGGTTAAGCCGCTTCAGGCGGCGGGTTGGAAGACGGTGCAGACCGTTATGACGTTTGAGATGGAGTAAGAGACATGGGTGGTGGCAGTCCGCAAGTGACGACGTCGAGGCAGGAACTCCCGAAGTGGCTGGAGCAGCCGACGCGGGAGAACATCGCAATCGCGGACGCAATCGCCAAGCGACCGTTCGAGCAGTACGGTGGCCAGACCACTGCCGGTCTGTCGCCAGACCAGATCGCGTCGTACAACATGACACGCCAGAACGTCGGAGCGTACCAGCCAGCGTATGGCGCAGCTGTCGGTACTACGGCTTCCGTCGCGGGATACCAACCCGGCACGTTCACGGGAGGCGATATCGGGGCGTACATGAACCCGTACCTCCAGAACGTCGAGGCCAACGCTTTGGGCGGCCTAGAAGCGCAGCGGCTCAGGGCGCAGCAAGGCATCGCCCAGAGCGCTCGCACAGCCGGAGCGTTTGGCGGATCGCGTCAGGGTATTGCTGAAGCACTGTCGAACGTCGAGACTGCGCGGCAGGCAGGCGATCTCAGCGCAAAGATACGCTCTCAGGGTTACGACACGGCGGCAAACTTGATGCAGTCCGACATGAACCGCGCACTCCAAGGGCAGCAGCTTCGGCTTCAGGCTGGCGGTCAGTTGTCCGACATTGCCGGTGCCGGTCAACGCGCACTCTACGCGGACGCGGCGGCTTTGGAGAACATCGGCAAGTCGCAGCAGGCGCAGCAGCAGGCGCTTCTCAATGACGCATACCAGAGATACCAAGCCGAGCGGAATTACCCGATTGATATGCTCAATCTCCGCATCGGTGCCACGTCTGCCGTGCCGGGTGTCGGGACGACGACGCAGTCAACGTCTGGCGGTGGTAATTCGTTGTTCTCGTTCCTCGGTGGGCTTGGTTCAGCCGGGTCTGGTCTGGCGAGCTTGATGCCGCTATTCAGCGCGTCCGATGAGGGCATGAAGACCGACATCACCAAGATGGGCAAGGACAAGGAGACGGGCCTCGACCTGTACGCGTACCGATATAAGGGCGATCCGAAGTCCTACCCGAAGGTCGTCGGTCCTATGGCGCAGGACATCGAGAAGAAATTTCCCGATCAGGTAAAAGACATCGGCGGTCGCAAGGCCGTCAACCTCGGGTTCGGGCCAATGCGCCGTGCGTTTGCGGCATAAGGAGAGCGAAATGAGCATACTCAGCGACATTGGTTCAATGTTTAGTGGTGGCGGATACCAAAACCAAGGCCGTGGCTCTGGTGTTGTGGATCGTTACCCTAGCTATGGCGCTGGTGGCGTCTACAACACATATGGCCCGAGCGGGAACATGAGCCGAGCCGATTACCAGTCGCAGTACGGAGGTCGTGATCGCGCACCCGTAGATCGCTCAGACGGATCGCGTGATGGTCAGGGTGGCGGTCAAGCCAAGCCAAAGACCATCGACGAGCTGATGGCTGAGTTCGACGTGTCGCAGTACGTTCCCACGACCCCGGCGACAAGCTATATGCCATTCTATAACGCAATACCGCTGGACTACGCCAACACCGCGGGGCCGCAGTCACCGGCGCTCGGGATGGACTACGGCCAGAT